CCGGTATATACAACAGTAGATATTGAAGTTGACGACTGCCTAATAGCACCTATTACTGAACCGACAACAGCTCGTGAGCAACAAGCAATGGAGCAGAGCAAAGATCAGGTGCGCATTCACTTGCCAAAAACCTATACTGGAGATGTTAGCAATTCCGAAGTTACTTGGGATGGCAAGGTATTTAGTTTAGATAGTGATAGCGTTGTCTTTATGAATGACAACACGCCCACTAGATGGAATAGGTATTTTAGAGCGGAGTGTATAAATGGCTAATGTTGAATCAATAGTTATATCGTGGCTTGACTCAGTTACAGATTGGGCTGTTAGCGGTGATAAACCAAAATCACTTCCCGAGAAGTTTATACTTGTAGATCGCACTGGTGGTCCTCGTGAGGCTATGGTACTTGATCGTGCTGAGATACTAATCGAGGTATATCACAAAAATAGCCGTGCAACTGCTAGTGAAAAAGCTAATGAGATAGCCGATCTAGTGCCAGGACTCTTAGCTTATAATGAGAACATCACAAGGGCTGTAGTAAACTCAGTTGTTAATCTTGACGACATAATCGGTAAGTATAGCCGCTACCAGATCTATTGTGATGTGTACTACAGACGTTAGTAGTTGTTGAATTTAATTCCAATATGCTATATTAAGAATAGTCAGATAAAAACGGTAACGCACCGGAAAGGAAAAGCGGGAATGACTAAATATTTTACAAAAGATGGTGATGAGTATAAAGAGGTAGAAGACAATCTACTTACTCAGGCGGATGTAGACAACGTTGTTGAGAAACGCTTAGAGCGTGAACGTGGCAAATTTGCCGATTACGATGCGCTAAAAGAAAAAGCTAGCAAAGTTGATACTATAACCCAAGAATACGAAGACAGGCTTAACGCTATCGGTACTGAGAAATCAGAACTTGAAAAACAACTTGGCAGTGCTAAGTTGGAAACCGAAAAAGTGAAGATTGTCAACGAATTTAAACTATCAGAAGATTTAGCGGAATTTGTTACTGGTGAAAGCCCAGAAGACATGCGCAAGCGAGCTGAAAAGCTGGCTAAAGGTGTCACTGGTGGCTCAGTTAACATAGATAAGAGCCAGAAGCCAGAAGAAAAGGCAACCGACTCTAAAGCTATCGCAGGTAAATTATTTGGCGGAAAATCTGACGACTAATTTAAAACATTAATCGTTGAGAGGTATTTATTATGGGAAACCCCCTTCGCACTAGCGCTCTAGATCTCGCTAATCATACTGGTGAATCTTGGAGCAAAAACATTCGTGGTGGCGTGTTATCACAATTAGCACCAGCAGCTCCAGAAATCAAAGTCGGAAGCACCGACCACTTTACATTCACTGGCACTCCTAAAGCAGAGCTAGTTGGTGAAAGCGCTAATAAGAGTTCAGCAGACGGCACTCCTACAAAAGCCACTGTAAAAACATACAAAGTTCAGATCACTTACCGCTTCAGCAATGAAGTTCAGTGGGAAGACGAAGACTACCAAACCGGTATTATTGACAACTTAGTAACAAACGTTGCCGTTGCCCTTAGCCGCGCACTTGACCTAGTTGCTATCCACGGTATCAACCCAGCAACTGGTGAAATCGCTGCAAGCGTTAGTGACTACTTCGACAAGGCTGGTAACGGCGTTGCTCGTGTAGTTGCAACTGGTGACGTACAAACTGATCTTGAAACTGCAGCTGCAGACCTTCAAGAAGCTGGTTACACCGCTACCGGTATCGCACTTGATCCAGTATTTGCTGGTCAACTTGCCAGAAAGAAAGACAACGAAAACCGTCCTCTATACCCAGAGCTTGGTTTAGGATTTAACTTCGATAGCTTCCAGGGCTTACAGGCTGCATCTAGCGATACAGTTAGTGGTCGCCAGGAGCTTGAATCAAGCGAAGTTAGCATCCAGGCTATTATGGGTGACTGGCGCGCCTTTAAATGGGGTGTTGCTCGCCAAGTTCCACTTGAGTTAATCGAATACGGTAACCCAGATGGAAATGGTGACTTGAAGAGAACTAATGAAATCGCTATCCGCGCAGAAGCTGTGTTTGGATTCGCGATCTTTGATGGTTCAGCATTCAGCATCATCAGCCAAGCTGGCGCAAGCTCTTAATCTAGTGATTAAGTGGGGGAAAAGATCGCTCCGGCGGTCTTTTCTTTTTTGTGCTAAAATAAGTTTATGACTAAAGCTAAAATATTGCCTTATATAAACAAGGTTACGGGTGATCTGAAAGCGCTCACTAGAAAAGAGGGTAAAGAGCTTAACGATGACTGGGAGCGAGCCAGAGTAGTTACCAACGAGCAGGGTGAGCGTGTATTCAGATTTGAGCTCAGCTCACCGGTAACTGGCCCAGATGGCAGGGTTCACACTGGCACGGCTATTGTTGATCTAAAAGAAGCGGAGGCTGAGGATGGCGTCGGAATTACAGAGTAACTATATACGTGATTTAGCGGTGTTGAAAACAAAAGAGTTTAAAGAGGTAAAAGAGCTGCTAATTGCTAGTGGCATTGTTAGTGATAACGCCGAGTTGGTAAACAACGCCCAGTCAATTGCTGAGATAACACACGCCTTAACCGACTTGCAAGCATCCAAGTTCATAGATGTTCTGATTAATACCAAGCCGCCGATGCGCGGGCGTTCATATTCTACAAAAAGAGTTGAGAAGACAATATCCGCCCTTAGTGATATTAAAGATACAATTGATGGTTGGGGATTCTGATGGATTACGCAAAATTAAATGATAGTATTATAAAAAAAGTACTGGCAGCAGTGGCTTTAATAAATAATCCAGAGATTGACCCAGAGATTCGGCAATTAAATCAGGAGATATTATTTAGAGAGGTAGGCACTGCTATATATGCCAAAGTTTATGATATGAACGCTTTTGATTATGAAATAGAGCATACTAGAGGCGTTGGCATTGATGATAGGTACTACGGACTTGCTAAAATAGCATCTGGTAGTGTATCCGCTGGGAGCCTTGGGCTTGAAGATCAAATTCGCAGTTACTTAGATAGCACAGCAGCTAAAGCGCAACAGGATGCGCTTGTTAATGCTAAACAGAGTGGTAAATACCCAACTGTAACCCGCAGTGTAAACGGCGAAACTTGCAAGTGGTGTGTATCACTAGCTGGAACTTATACGGACCCAAGCCCAGAAGTATTCAGGAGACATCGTGGATGTGACTGCTCCATTGTCACTGAAGGCTACCGCACAAGGAATGGATTGTTGCAAAACTATGTTAAACCAAAAGATCGTTAACGTATGCTACAATTACAGTATCTGATATAATATTAACAGAATAATTACGTTACGGAGCGGCAAAACCGGCTAAAAAAGGACATTAGAGGGAAATGCAGCCGGTAGAAGATCAACTAATCAAAATATCACAGGGAATAGCTAAAGAGCTATTGGACTGTTTGCAATCTAAGTCGAGAAAAGTAGAAAAGAAATACGAGTATTATAACGGTGATAATGATGTCCGTGATTTTGGCATATCGACACCGATCCAACTAGCAAACCTTCGACCCGGTATCGGCTGGGCAAGTAGGGCGGTTAACACCTTATCTGATAGGGTAGTGTTCGATGGATTCGGGCGGGATACGTTCGGAGTCAATGATTACTTTACAGATATTGGGGCGTGGAGTGTCATAAACAAATCTAAGCACGACGCTTTCATAGCTGGCTGTTCTTTTGTTGGCGTAGCGGATAATGCGGTTGGAGCTGCAAATCCTAAAATACTTGTACCATTTACTGCGGCTGAGGCAACTGGCGTTGTAGATCAGCGCACTGGATTGCTAAAATACGGTCTTGCAGTAACAAAATGGGGCGTTGCTAAGCCTAAAAAGCTAAATGTGAGGTACGAAGCAGTTGATTATATGGTATTCACACCCAACTTTACTGCTATTTTCGAAAGTCGCACAATATCAGAAGTTATACCAAACCCGACAGGGAGATGTTTGTTACACCCAATCACACACAGATCTAGCGCAGACCGCCCTCTAGGCAAGTCGAGGCTTACTAATACTGCCCGGCGCATTATTCAGGAAGTGGGGCGTTTGAAGCGCCGTGAGGAAATAGCAGAGGAATTTTATAGTTTGCCACAGCGCTACATCAACGGTTTAGCAGAGGGCGCTAAAAAAGACGATGCACTTGACAGTGCAATCGGTAAGGTTTGGGCAATAACTAAAGACGAGGATGGCGACAAGCCAGAGATTGGTCAACTTGCCCAGATGAGCATTAACCAGTTTGAAACTGCCAAAAAAGATAAGGCTCGTGATTTTTGTGCTGAAACAGCACTCACGCTACGTAACTTAGGCTATGAAACTGGTAATCCCAGCAGCCCAGAGAGCCTTGCCGCTATGTCAGATGATTTACTACTTGAAGCCCAAAATAGTCAAACCGAAATGGGCGAGCAAATTAAGCAAATAGCAATAACGCTTAGGATGTCAATTGATAGAGTTAACGCTGTGCCAGATGAGCTTAAAGATTTAATACCGTCGTGGAAACCTATATTCCAAGTTGATATTGGCGCTGCTGGAGATGCACTATTTAAGCTATTCCAAACAATGCCAGAGCTACAAGGCACAATGGCTAGCTATAGACTTCTAGGTATAGGCATACGTGAAGCTGAGGAACTTATGAGAAATAGAGCAAGCCTCGCTGCAAACAGTTTTATGAATAATGGAGGTACGCAGTAATGAATGATCCGTTTGCAACCCTTGCCCAACTTGAGGCATTTTGGAAAGACATTCCAGCGGGCGAAGAGCCTAGAGCCGAGCTATTACTAGAATTAGCGAGTGATAGAATACGTGAGATTGGCTACTCAGTAGACGTGGACGTTGACGCTCAGGTTGCAGCACGCACCTCTTATGCAACTACAGCCCGCTGGGTAGTAATGGAGGCTGTCAAGAGAGCAATGCTCACCCCAACAGATCAGCCGCCAGTTGAAAGCTGGTCACAAACCGCTGGGCCTTATTCTGAGAACTACAAATACACGAACCCAAGTGGAGATTTATGGTTTAAGAAAACAGAGTTGCAATCACTAGGGTTGTATGGTCGCCAGAGCCTAAGTAGCTTGAGCACATCACAAAATTTGTATTACGATATTTATAGTTCATAGGAGAGTATTGTGGGTTTTAATGAAGTAGTTAAACAACTGGAAGGCTTAGTAGTAATAACTAGTGTTGTTGGAATCATATTTGCACTTTTAAAGACAGGTACTACTAAAGCTACGATACAGTCACAAAAAGAGTTGATAGAAACCCTAACTGCTCAGGTAAATGAGCTACGCAACTTGCATATAGAAAATGAAAAAGCCATTTCAGAGCTTCAGGGTCAAGTTTCTGTTTATAAGGAGCTACCACTAAACCAGTTATCCACATCCATGGCAGAGATTGCAAAAGCTCAAAAAGACATATTACGTTTGCTAAAACAAAAATAGTGATATAATAAAAATACAAGCAGAGCTCTGCATATGGCATTGTTGTGCTAGAACCTTATTAGGAGGTATAAATCATGAACGACGCACAAAACGTTTCGTTTGGTAAACCAAAGTCAACAGGTGCGGTGTACGTAGCTCCCTACGGCACAACACTACCAACTAACGCTCACATGCCATTGGATGCTGCATTCAAGGGTCTTGGATACGTTAGCGAGGATGGCTTGGTAAATTCAGTAGAAACTAGCACAGAGGAAGTCAACGCCTGGGGCGGTGATTTAGTGTTGGTAGGTCAAACAACCTTTAAGGAGATGTTTACCGTAAATCTTATTGAAACCAACGCAGAAGCGCTGAAAACTTACTACGGTGAGGACAACGTTGTGGAAGAGGTTGACGGTAGTATTACTGTTACTCAAACCAGCGAAATGCTACCAAACGTATCTGTAGTGTTCGAGCTTGTATTAACTGGCGGTCGCATTAAGCGTATCGTAGTTGAAAGTGCTCAGATCACCGACAGAAGCGGCGAGATCACCTATGTTGATGGCGAAGCTATTACATACCCAGCTGTATTTGTAGCTTACCCTGATAGCAGTGGCACAACTCACAAAGAGTACATTGCTACAGCATTGTCTTCTTAGGCACGCGCTAAACAAATTAAGCACCCAGAATTCTCTGGGTGTTTTTGTTATGGTATAATCTAAATACGATATTATAATAAGAAATTGGAGTGTATTTATGTCCGAACAACAAGACAAAAAACCAAGCATTAAAGAAATTAAATTCGATGGCTACACATTTGTTGTAGATACAGACTTAATAGATGATGTTGAGGCCTTTGAATATATCGACCGAATCGAGAATAAGGGCCAGGTGGCTGGGATCGTACCCCTAATAAAATTCCTTGTTGGTGAAAAGGGCTATGATGACATGAAGTCTCATTTTAGCAAATTAGATGCAGAATTACACAAAGATACACCAGATTATAAGGGAAGGTTCAGGGTCAGTAAACTAACAGAAGTTTACACCGCCATAATTGAGCAATTTGACCCAAAAGGCTAGCGCTTCTCAAGATACGCTGGCAGTATTTTGATGAGCTAGAAGCGGACTTTCAGCAATATTACAACCTCGATATAGCGCAAGTATCGCCAGAAAGAGCAGCGCGGTTGATGTTCCAATTGCCTAACGGCTGTAGGGTATTCACAAAAATAGAGCCGTCCAACCAGTGGGGTTGGAGTGATGTTCTTGCTAATAAGGCTAACTACTTACTAGAAACCCTTGTTTGGCAAAATAGTAAAGACGCTCAAAAGAAAGCACCTAAGCACATCCCGAAGCCGTTCACACCAGATTTTATAAAAAAACAAACTAACCGCAGCAAGATAAATAATGGCTCACAGGCCCACACCACTGATGATATAAGATCCATACTTTCACAACCACGTGGGTAAGTGTATACTATAGTTGTATGGGTAAAGACATAACATTTTCGCTAGATCAATCTGGGGGCGCTGATATACTCCAAAATATGGCTATGCCGGTTGTAAAGAGATCCGCAGATGCCATAGCAGAGCGCGCTAGATCTATGGCCTCCAGCATATCTAATGGTCCACCAGCCATCACCATCAGCTCTCACGTGGGCACAATCCGCCGAGGCGTGCGAGCCATTGCTACTATAAAAGCCGATGGTATAGATGAACACCAAAACTATATTGGGCTGGTAGCCCTCTCAAAAGCAAAAGATGCGGGGCGAATATAGGTTTATTGTGATATAATTTTGATATAAAGTACACGCCGACGGTTGCGGGAAAACTGGTTTAAAAGAAGGAATAAACGCAACCATATGGCAGACATCGGAACAGCATACGTAAGAATAGCCCCAAACATGACCGGCATTCAGGGCAAGATTGCCAGTGGTTTTAAAGGGTCGGCTGGCCCTGCTACTGCTGCGCTCGGCGATGAAGTAGAGAAAAGCAGCGGTCCTTTTCAGTCAGCTATTGGTAAACTCGGAGGTATAGCAAAGGTTGGTGGTTTGGCCATTGGCGCTGGGCTTGCTGCAGGCGCGGTTGGCTTAGTGGCGCTTACAACTAAGGCTGTTATGGCGCAGGCCGAGCTAGAACAACAAATAGGTGGCTCTGAGGCCGTCTTTGGCGAGTATGCTAAGACCATACAAGAAAAGGGCGCACAAGCCTTTAAAACGGCTGGTTTATCACAGCAAGAGTTCTTACAGGGCGCGAACAAGATGGGTTCGCTGTTTCAGGGCGCAGGCTTTAGCGTTCAGGCATCTATGCAGATGTCTAGCGACTCAATGCAACGAGCATCCGACATCGCCTCTATTATGGGTATTAGTACCACAGAGGCTCTAGAAGCAGTCACAGGCATGGCAAAGGGTAACTTTACCATGATGGATAACTTAGGTGTTGCAATGAACGACACCTCGCTCAATGCTTACGCGCTAGAAAAGGGACTCGGCAAAACTACGGCCCAGATGTCCATACAAGAGAAGGTCGGGCTTGCGAACCAGTTATTCCTAGAAAAGACAGCCAAATACGCCGGTAACTATGCAAAAGAGAACGAAACGCTGTCAGGTAGCCTAAATACTACCAAGAAGGCGTTTGACAACCTACTAGCCGGGCAGGGCGACATAGACGGCTTTATTGACTCGCTACTCGGTACTATAGAGATTGCTATACCGCAGATCACAGCTATGCTTCCTAAGATCGTACAGGGCATAGGCGCTACGCTTACGGCTCTAGTACCTGCGCTGGGCAAAGCACTGCCTACACTTATACCTGCGCTAATTCAGGCCGTAGTATCGCTCCTGAACGCTGTGGTGGCCGCTTTGCCTACAATCGTATCGGTTCTACTGCAAGCGCTCCCTACGCTTATACAGGCGTTCGTGCAGTTATTCTTAGCTATAATCCAAGCCTTGCCGCAGATCATACAAATAATCGCTCAAGCGCTCCCTACGATCATAGACTCTATAGTTACCGGGCTAACTAGCCCAGAGTCCCTGCAGGCTATCATTCTGGGCGCCGTCCAGCTATTCCTAGCCCTTATACAAGCTATACCGATTATCATCCCGGCACTTGTTGGCGCTATACCTACGATCATAAAGAACATACTCGCTACCCTTACCAACCCGACATTTATAGCCCAGATGATCAACGCTGGCGTCCAGCTACTAAAAGCCACCATTCAGGGCATCATAAGCACTGTGGGCGCAGTAGGTAGCGCAGCATGGGAAATAATCAAGACCATAGGCAACGTACTCAAGCCGAGCAACCTAATCAATATCGGTAAGGATGTAGTAAAGGGTCTGTGGAACGGTATACAAGACATGGGCGGTTGGCTAAAAGATAAGGTTATTAGTTTTGTCAGGGACAAGATACCCGGCCCGATCCGTGATGCCCTTGGAATCCACTCGCCATCTAGGGTTGCAGCCGCTCTTGGTAAGCAAGTTCCAGCTGGTCTTGCCCAGGGTATCTACAAGGGGACTGGGATGGTTGAAAAAGCCGCTATTAACATGGCAAATTCGGCCATTGCGACTATGACCCCATCGACCCTCAACCCATCACTATCTGGAGCTATGGCAGCACCGATGCCATACGTCATGCCAGCTGGTGAACCATCGGTTGCAGGTAAGGCTGATATAGTACAAAATAATAATATCTACAATCAGGTTGATTTAGATAGCGTAACAAGAGAGTTAGCATGGCAAATAAGGCGGTAAAATGAATATATCTATAAATGAACTTCTAACACTAAGCGCGCAATCAGACGGTAGCCACTTTATCATTACAAATGTAACTGGGCTCGGCGTTGCTGATATCCGTACATCTAGCTTTCTGTTTTCTGGGCGCTCTGGGGGTATGGTCACTGATCAGCTTTATGGTTTTCGCACAATTACTATTACTGGCAAAATAGGTGATAAAAGCATGACTTATGCCCAGCACAAGCTAGATAGGGCAGCCCTGCAAGATGCGCTCCCAATAGGCTCCTCAATACCTATCTACATAACTGTATTTAGCGGAGAGAGATATCGGATTGATTGCAACGTTACAGATGTCAAACTGGAGTATCTACAACGTGGTATGATGAGTGACTTCTTAATACAGCTTACAGCTGGTGATCCGTTCTTCTATTCTACAGATGGCGGTGATGAGAACAGCGCCTCAGTGACCAGAGTTACCCAGGGTGGCTACTTGACGCCATATGATTTACCGGTTGATTGGGCTAGCGGTAGCTCGCCAACAGTGGTAACAAACTCTGGCGAAGCTATGTACTTGCCACGTATTGAATTACACGATCAGGCTGATAACCCAATTATTACTAACCAAACTACCGGTGAGCGTTTTGAGATTGACATTAACATGGTGGACGGTGATTTAGTTGTAGTTGATATGTTCAAGCGCACACTAACGCTAAATGGAGCTAATATTATTGGTAATAAAACGGATGACAGTGTTTGGTGGGGATTGCAAGTCGGCACTAACTCAATTGTGCTAGATAGCGGTAGTGGTAGCGATACGGTTACAGCTGATATTTATTGGCGCAATGGCGTGAGGGGCATATAAGATGACCCCAACACTAAAATACGAGTTTGAGTGTTGGATAAACGGCTCTCAAGTTGGTGATATTACTAAGCTTGTGCAAAACCGACGTTTTGAGATTACTCGTAACGCCAGTGAATCACTAACTTTCACTATGGATTTGACTGCTTTTGAAGCCTATTGTGCTGATTTAGGGGCAGCCCCACAAGCGGTGCTGGAAACATACGTTACTGATATACGAGTGAAACGTAATGGTAGCTATTATTTTGGAGTTCATGTAGTAGATATGCAATATAACCTTCAGGAAGGCGGAATTACGGTTGAAGTTAAATGTACAGGGTTTTTGGATTTATTTGGTGATCGCTATGTTACCAAAACGTATATACAGCAAGAGCGTGTAGCTATTGCCCTCGATCTGCTAAATGAAACTCAAGACACCGGCAATGTAGATGATGATTTCGGCGTATTCCCAGGTTCACAACAATACAGCAGTGGTCTGCTCAGCGACCGTGGCTATGTTGATCAGAACGTCCGAGACGGTCTGGTAAACCTAACCGATCTTAGCGACGGCAACTTTGATTTTAGGTTTAATCATGATCGAACAATTGAAACCTTCTCGCAGATTGGTAGTAATCGCCCAGACATGAGGTTTACCTATCCTTATAATATAAAGTCTGGCAGGGTTACGCACACGGCTACTAGTTTATACAACTATATTATTGCACTTGGATCTGGTTTTGGCGAGGAGGCACTGCGTACGGTTACAGCTGATGCAGCCAGCCGTGGCAACTATAAGACCCGTCAAAAGATAATCAGCTTCAACAGCGTCACTAGACAGCAGACTCTCGATGAGAATGCCTATGGTTATCTACAAAAGGTTAAAAACATTCTAGAGTTACCAACCTTTAGTGTTAGCGGAGCGGTCGCTAACTTAGATATATTAGGCATCGGTGATCGCATACCAATAGAGGTTATCGGCCACTCGGCATTGCCACTTAGCGGAACGTATCGTATAGAAAAGATAGCGGTTAGTCTTGATGAGAATGATGCAGAGGATATAGCAATAACAGTGGATAATTATGGGCTATGAGCAGGTTAGAATTAGACCCAGTGAATCAGTTTGCAACCCTGCTAAGCCAAGCCGAGAATGACATACTGCAAATAAAGAATAAACAACGATATAGTGGCGCATCTGGTATGCGTGGTTATTTTGTTACCAACGATAATACATGGGATATTAGTAGCAGTGCCAGCAACAGTGGAGGTGACTTTGGTTATCGTGCTTTTGAAATTACATTCACCTCAAGCGGAAAACAGCCGTTCCCAATCGAAAACGTGCAACTGGACATCCGTTTTGGCGGCACAAATGAAGCCAACAAGCCTAGCGAGCTACCCAGTGGATTATGGGGATATGATGACGGTGTAAACTCTGCAATACTTGCGGTACGCAATCCAATGTTCGATAAAGATTATAGCGATAGTGAAAATCAATATCGATGGACGTTTGATTTTAACGTATTTGGCACCCTTACGTATTTTATTAAGGTTTATGTATCTGGTAGTAGTGACGGCACGGTAGGAGTAGGGCAGACGGCACCGTAATGGACAACAAACGTATAGACATAGCCAACAACCAGAACCTGCAAAATAGGGTAGCAGCCGCCATGAAAACAATGCGAGATCTTAAGCGATCGCAGTATATCGGCACCGACAGTGTGCGATTTTATAGAACCGATAGTGGTGATGTCTATGATTGGGGTGGCGTACCACCAGTGAGCACACACGCCCCATATGTTAGTACAAAAATACTACGAGTTACCGCAGTTGCCGATAGCCAGAACGTGCTATTTGCCGATCTTATACCAGAGCAGCGTATAGATAGCCCAACTGCAGCTCGCCATACCATCTTCGATTACATTGATGAGATAGGCGCTGGCGGTGATTATTTCAGTATCCAACACTATGCTGATGCCCAGATACTGGGTCAAGAGAATAAACAAAGCTGGACTGTAGTATTGAACGGTGGTGATGGGGCTGGTATTACACGCCCTCTCAATAACCAATACATGAAAGCCTATGTGGTAGCAAATGACAACGTTACTTTATCTATAGAGGAGTTAAACTAATGCGTGTTCGCCCCAGTCAACAATTTGTAGCCGATGTAAAGCAATTGCTAAAAGACATAGAGGAGTACAAGGGATTTGCGAGGTCTGGTCAAGACAGCGTGCGGATGTATCGTGTCTTCAGTGATGATGCTGCTGATGTTACTAAGACTAATGTAACGTTCAACAATACTAATTTCAGGCTTACATTTGCTCCAGATGATGGAGTAGAACAGGGCTTGGTGTATAAGATGGAGTATACCTATACTGAAGCTAGTGGGGTTGGCATAGGCTCAGTACAAATATATGTAGAACGTGAAAGCGTGAGCAGTTCGGATGGTAGCCAAACCTGGTTAGTAAGTATCAGTGGCTCCGATACGTTCCCGAACCCACTTGTAACTATGAAGTTCTATTTTTGGGCAAGCGGCGCTGGAACTTTTACTACTACTAATTTATAAAACATGATAAAATACAACAAGGAGAATAAAACATGAGCCTAGCAACATCAAACAGAGACGGCGGAAGAACAAGCGAAAGCGGACATCTTCGCGCAATTCAAAAAGTTATCACCGGTGAAGTTTTAACCGGTTTAAATGTATCGCAACGTAGCGCTGGCGCTAATATGAGTGTTGACGTCGCTATTGGCGATGCAATAATACCGAGAGCAGACGGCACTTATGGCCATCCAGCTTGGAATGACGCTGTATATAATAAAGTGATAGGAACTGCAGACGTAAGCAACCCACGCCGTGATATTGTAGTTATGTATATAGACTATTCAGTAACCCCAAGCACTGGGGTGAGTAATAACACTAATGGGGTGGTAAAAATATCTGTTGTTGCCGGAACGCCTGCTGGTAGTCCTGTTGACCCAAGTGATGCAGCAATACAATCAGCTGTCGGCGCAAGCAATCCGTTTATAAAGTTGGCTCGTGTTAGGGTTGCAGCTGGGGCTACAAGCATTACTAACTCTGTAATTGATGACCTGCGGTTAATGGCTACCGGTGTTGAACAGGGCGGATGGATTTATGATGATATATATACTTGGACTTATGCTAGCTCGACTAGTTTCACAGTTGCTGGCGTAGATGTCACCTCGCAATTCCGGGTTGGTACGCGAATATCCTTATACCAGAGTGGCACTGTTAAGTACTTCGTAGTCAAAAGTGCCAGTTTCTCAACCAACACCACAGTTAATTTAATAAGCGCTGGTGACGTTGCATCGCCATACACACTTACAAACACGCCTATTGATCGCCCAGCCTTCAGTTATTCGGCTACAGCTCAAGGGTTCCCGGGCGTAATCAGGCGTGTCATAATGCAGATGTCAGGAGACAATACTGGCGGGGCTAACGACTTTAATAAGTATGGCCGCGAGGTGAAGTTTGTATCTGGCGGAACGCCAAGCGGGTTTGCGCGTGGAGCTGTACGTGTACCAAGAGATTGGGTGGCTGGTACTTCAGTTAACCTCATCATTATGGTGGTAGAGAATGCCACTCAATCTTTGACCTGGAAATATTATATTGAGGGATTGGATGTTGGTGGGGATGCGTTGACGTCGCCGTGGAATATAGCGTCTGCGGCTAGCACCCCATCGCAAGCTCTCACAGCTAAAATAGCTAAAGAAATATCTGTGAATGTTACCTCTGGGAATGTTGCAGTTGACAGATTATTAGCTATGGCTATCAGGCCAGATGGTACGCCTTCTGCCGACATCGAGGTTTTTGCGATGGTTCTTGAATACACGGCGTACTCATAATGATCTACGACCCCCAAAAGCAGAAGTGGAATAATACAGAGTGGGCAAACGCCCGTAAGCGTGCCATAGCTAGTAAAGACCCGTTTTGTGCTATTTGCCATAAAGAGATAGATTTTGAAGCCCCAGCGTTCTCACCGCTCTCAGTTGAAGTCGATCACATTATACCCAGATCACGGGGCGGTGCTATGTACGATGTGGAAAATCTCCAGCTTACTC